ATTTGACCTTTTTCTTCCTCAGAAGTATGCACAGAATCAATTACTTTTCCTACAGTATCAACTAAAGATCCACCTAGAAGCTTAGATAACATTATTTTTTCTCTGCTCCTTTAATTTTTCCTTTATTAATGCTTGCATAAAATACTTTTTCGCCTTTTTTGGCTCCATAAGTCTTGGACATAGACTTTTTTATCTTTTTACCCTTCTTAGTTAGAGGCATTATTTCTATCTCGAGCAACATTGGCTCTTAATTCAGCTAAATCATAATCTTTTTGTATTTTTTGTGAATCAAAAGTCTGCTTATAACCAAATTGAGCTTCTTTTAAATCTTGATTTAGACTTTTGAACTGTGCCGCAGTCTCTTGTTCAGCTTGTCTTAGTGCTAATTCTTGTTGTTTGAGCATTACAAGAGGGTCCATATTTTGATCTTGCATTGATTCTTGCTCTTCCATCACCATTTGTTCGGTAATTTTAACAATTTCATTGTCAATAGCTGTGGCTCTTTGCATTTGTAACCCTTGTAAAACTTGTGGTGGTACCTGATCACCATATTGTTGACGTAATTTTTCTGCTTCTTCTATCATTGCTTGATCAACAGTTTGTGTAGCAAGTAAAGATACGTGCTGATTGATGTGAGAAACTAGATTCATCACAGCCATAGGGTTAGCTTTGACTAAAACAGAGGTCATAAAAGTTCTATGAGCTTTAATATGTAGTTCATGATTCTGTTGTGGAAATGCTTGTAAAGGTGCTCCTCGTAAAACAACACTATGTTCCATCGCTGGATCTTGTGGTTGAGGTGGTTGTGGAAGAGGTAATATCTGTTCAATATCTTTAACACCTAAAGCAATATACATTCTTCGATAAGCTTCCCTTAGATTATGCATCTGAGGATTACTTTGAGCAAGTTGTAATTGATTTTGTGCTAAGGTCACTCTTTGTGACATAGAGAAAATGTTTGGATCGGATACAGGTAGGATGTCAATATTATCATCAAAGTCCACTGCTTTGATTTGTCTTGGTCCACCTTGAACATTGAAAGGATAAACAGGTGGCAATGCCATCTTGAAAATTTTAGCTAGTAATTCGAATTCTTTTTTCTGTGCATAGTGTAATCTTTTGTGAACAGCAGACATCACTTTGGTGCCACGCTCCATTAAAGCCATGGTTGTACCAACAGGAGTTTGTGAACTACCTATTTCTGATAATTGCATATCAGCCACAGTTGCAAATTGTTTTGCTGCATCCACACAGAAACCTAAAAGTTGCATGAGAACAGCATCAGGTCCTTTGTAAGGTAATGGCATTAATGCTTCACGAATAACTCCATTCGGTGCATCGACATCTCTAAATTCACCAGGTTGTAAAGGTTGATCATCATCACGAATTCTAAGTCCTCTTGCTTTATAACCTGCTGGTAAATTAGATAAAGTACCTGCATCTAAAAGCTGACGTAAAGCAGAGGTAGCTGTTCTAGTCAATCCACCAATCATGTGAATTAAACCAAAGCCATAAAAACCTAGACCGGGTAAAAACTTGTAATGAACAAAATAATCATTCTTTCTTTTTAAAGGATCACTTTCATTATAGTTTCGATAAATAGATAAAACTTTATTTGACCCTTTGTCGATTGTCACAACATAAGGTAATTTAATTCCGCTAGGCTCACTATTTCTAGGATTAATATCTTCAAAACCTTCTAAATCTAAATCCACATGCATTTCGAATAGCTCAGCCATGTCGTCCATTCGATAATTAGTTGGATTCGTTCCGTCAATACGATCCATTTTTTCTTGGATATTAGAAACATCATCACCATCATAAGGTTGTAAAACAATATCTCGATAGAATCCTGAAACTTGTTTTTTGCGAAGGTCATTCATTGACATTTTCACTACTTGAGCAATTCGATCACAACTATCTAAATCAGATGCCCCATAAGGAACAATTACATCTTCTGCGGGAATAAACTTAGAAGCTGCTCTTTGTAGATTTTCATCATAATAAACTTTTTTAAATGCACTTCCTGATAGAGGTAATTGAAATAATAATTGGTCCATCTCTGGATTGTAATCTTCCATGACATGAGTGATTTCATAGTTCATATATTCTTTTACACGTTCCGCCGCTTGTTGAATTTGTTCATTCACAGCACCAACGACTTGTGTTCGAACAGGACCATCACTTGGTAAAAGTTCAACATAAGCCATGGCTTGAAATTGTGTAACAGCTTGAGCTAAGACAGGATGATGAACACTTGCAGCACCTCTAAAAGGTCTTGTGCGTTCTTCATATTTAAAACCTAATAAATCTAAACCTTTAGTGTAAGACTGTTCCCAATCTTCACGAGAGGATTTATCATTTTCTACTTTTTCTATTAATTCATTAGCAAGAGAACCTAAATAACCTTCGTCTAAAATTTCCGCTAAGTTTGCATTAAAACCTGAAGCTACAGGTACATCTTCTTCACCAATGATTGCAGAACCATCTTCAATAATTTCTATGTTAGGGTCGCCCGCATTTTCTAAATCTACTGTTGTTCCTACTTCTTCAACTTGAATATCTCCTTCTTCCACACCACCAGGGCCTAATGCCTTTGGTTCTCGTGCTTCATAAGGAGTGTCTTGTATGCTATCGTATTTATCTACCATATTCGCCAAATATATCTGTTATAGAAACTAAACTATCTTTATCAATACTTCCACCAGATTTTTTCTTAAACATAAACATCGGTCCTTTGGCTTTATCAGAATCTAAGGTGATTGTAAACATTTGTACTTCTTGAGGGTTATATTCTTCAATTAAAACTTGAGCAGCATTTCGATCATCTCCAGGGCCTAATGGTACAAGTTCAAAATCTTCAAAATCAATAGTTCCGCCTGTATCCGTTGTTTCCGTTATAGTCTTTGGTTGGACGTAATAATCCATGGTTTGTCCTGGTGCTATTTCTCTTGAATAAATTACTTGATTAGCTCCTAAACTATTTGCATTTCTTTTTAATTGTTCATTAATAAACATTTGTGCTTCTTCAGGCTCTAAACCTTGAGCTAGTTGATCTTGTTTCATAAACTCATATTCACCATCCACATTTGTTTTATAGTAAGTCAATCCTCGATTAGAAGCATCAGGGTTTAAGACAGTTTCTACCTTTGCATCACCACCATATTTCTTAGCAATGTTTTTCATTTGCTGAATTGCTACTTTGCCATATAAGTCTCTAAACTTTTTACCTGCATCACTATCAGGATTTTTCCCCCAACGCTGATTAATCAAGTCAGGAGGATAAATAGCCACTTTATTAATTCCTCTTGCTTGAGCATCCTTAATTGTAGACTTGAGTAATAAGTCTACATAGTCCGCTTGTTTGTTAAAAGGAATCGGTGGAAATAATTCTAAGTTTTTGAAATTCATATATTGATCACCTGTTTCTAGGTCTCGAACATTGGGGTCAGTTCCATATTGAAGTAATTGTTCAGTCTCTTTAGTTCCTGGCACTTTAACATTTTTCAACATTTCCTCTAATTCGCTCGAGCGATTTAAATCCAAAAGACTATCTAAAACTTTTTGTTGCTGTTGAGAAATATCTTGAATTCTAAAAGGAGTCTCGGGTTTACTTTGTTGAAGATCCGAAGCTAAAATCTCATCAATATTTTTTTGTAAGTCTATCATTTGTTTTTGATAATTAGGGATACTTGATCGTGCCGCTTCATTCGGGAAAGGTTTAATCAAATCACTATGTTGTCTTAATGCCTCTTCAACAGCAGGAGGAACTTTAGCATTGAGTGCTTCTAAGGCTCGATTTCCACCCGCCTCTCGATAAGGATCTCCACTTTGTATTTCTCTGGCTGCATTAGCTTTAATATTTTCGATACGTTTTAATAAAGCATTTAATCGCTCTTGTTCTTTTCGAACTTTGGTTAACATATCTGTTTGCATTTCTTGAATCACAGCAACTCTTGTGCCATCGGGTTGATTGTAGTTAGCAACACGAGTAAATCCTAAAACGTTGTTTTCATTAAAGTGACCACTTTCCACAAAAGGTTTTTTATCGCCGGGCAGAGGACCTGAGTTTACAACTATCTCTCGATAGTTTGTGCCTATCCTATCTAAGGGTTGAGAGCCACTGTTTTGATGTCGTGGTCGTCCTACATAATTTCGATATCCTGGATTTGTAATTTCTTCATTCGTTAAATCCGCTTTCACTTTTATTTCAATATTTCCAATTGGAGACATCTCGTAGTAATCATTAAGTTGTTGTTTGGTGATTTTTTGATCGGGGTAATATCGTGCATAATCATCTAAGTATTGTTCAAGTCCTGTATCAAACATCTCAGCTTCAGGAACTTTTCCGCCTTGACCACCACCATAGAGAAACTGTTTCCATGCTTCAGGTGTGCCCGCTTTCGGAGCTTGAGGATCATTAATTTTATTTAAGGTAAAAGATTCAAACGCAAAATCTTCTGGTTGCACAACTTGTGTTGTTGGTAGTGTGGTGCCTGGAGGTGCTGCTTGTTGTTGTCCAACAGGATCGGGTAATTTCTTGGGTGTATACACCGCATCTGTTTTATTAAACAGTTTAAAAATTTTCATTGGATTGAAAGCGTATAAATTTCCTGACTCGACAGCTTGATTAAAATAATCTTCTCCTTCAAAGGCTGGATCAGGCATGAACTGTTGTTGATTCATATTGGCTAAAGGATCACCGCCCATGGCCATCTTAACAGGTCCGCCTTTTTTCAAAAATCTTAAATATCCTAATGTCCCTTCTTTTTTTGGAGTTGTTCTAAAATCTTTTGGACTAATATTATTTTCAACTGCATAATCAAGTGCATTAATTAATGCTTCTTTGTACTGATCAATTTTTGTATCTAAATCAATTTCTTTTGGATTTTCTACACCAAAAATTTGTGATTCGTTTTTAGCACCTTTTAATGTTGGTACAACAGCACGAAGTCCTCTTTCCTTGTATATATCATCAATTGCTTCTGCAACTTCTTTTAAAAAAACATCTTGTTTTTTACCTGTGGGATCTAAATTAAAACCTTTATCATTAATTAATTTGACGATGCCCTCAGTTATAAAATTTATTCTACTATCAGGTGTTTTTAAATTTCCCTTCTTATCTTTTACTTTTGGTATTACTTTTGCATTCATATTAGATGCCTGTTTCATTAAACCTTTTTGATTTAAGAAGTCGGCTAATTTATTCAAAGTTGGATCTAAATCCACCATCAATCTATTATACGGTTGAAAGTGAGGGTTTAAAAATTCAGGATCAGTTCCTGTATTTAAAAAACGACCTACTTTTTTTAATCTACCCTTACCTTCTTTTCTAGCTTGAAACAAAGGTACATCATGTAGTTTATTTACTGTGAATGATTTTTGATCAAATTCTCCTTTAGCATTTACTAAATAAGGTTTATATTGAGGATTGTCTAAAAGATTATTCATAAAATTTAAGCCTTCATTTTGCATATACAATCTATCTCGTTCTAGCATTACATAATCACTAAACTCACTTTTTAAGTCTTTAACATCTTGATCGGTAAATTTTAATTTTTGAAAAAAATCATCTTCTGTGACAATACCTAGTGGATTATCAGATTCTTTTATACTTCTGTATTTATCATAGAGAAATCTTGAAAATAAATTAGTAGCTGAGTATCCTTTTTCTTTTCCTGCTACTTGGGATAAACGATTAATTGAATCAAACATTTCTGGATTTATACTTTTAAAAGTTTCTTCACCTAAAAGTTTTAATTTATTATCTAAAGGAATTTTATTATATGCCTCTTGAAATCTATCAGTAGCAGCTTGAACTTTTTCTGGTCGATCAATAATTTCATCAAACAATTCTTTAAACTCGGGATTCTCATCATATCTATTAATCAAAGATTTTGCGTTTTTCACTTGAAGTGTTGGCATTGTTTTTTTTAAATTAACTAAGTCGTCAGCGATTTGTTTAAAGTTTTCAAATTTTTCTCCCGACTCTCTTTTCTTTTGTAGATAATCTAGTAACTGTTCATCACCCTTTTTTCTTTTTTGTATATTTCTATTTTTGGGTGATGTTCTATCTTTAAACAACTCAGGCACTTCTCTTTTTAATATCTCATTTGATGTTTTTTTTAAGTCTTTTCTTCCTTGTAAAGTAATACCTTGTAGATTGTATTTCTCTACCAGTTGTTGCATTGTTAAATTTTTATCTTCATCTAAATCCTTTTTTAAAATTTCTGCTAGTTTTAATGTTTCTTCTTCTTGTGCTTTTAATCTTTTCTGTTGTTCAATTGAAACACCGGATCTAGGTGTAAATCCTCCACTACCACCCATATCTGCTTCTCTCATCACACCTTCAGGAATAAATCCTCCGCCAAAAGTTTGTTTTACTTGTTTGACTTCGGGGATGTCTAAAGAACTTTTTAAAACATCATCAATTTTTGTAAAACCTCGTGTTGCTAGTTTGGCAGCAATTCCTGGGAACACAAAATCTAAAACACTGATTGGTGCCATACTTATTAAACCAAAATCACTTGCCGTTAATGAGTCTCCTCTAGCAGCCTTTTCAATAGCTCTTCTTTCCTCTCCATACAAAAACTCTCCAGCACTACCTAAAACTTCAGGTAAATTAAAACTCTCAAATCCTTGAGAAGTAAGATCCTGTTCTAGATTTCTAATTGCCAAGAGTTGCTCTTGTGATCCTTGAGGAAGCTGTTGTATTCTTTCAATAACGGGTTGAGCTTCTTGTAGTAATTGTTCATTTGAAAATTTCTTTTGTTCTATTTGTTGTTTTAATTCTTCTTCTGGAGTGATTGCTCTAAAAAAAGGTTGAAAGACTTGACCGTACTCTTGTGTTAAAGCAATATCTTGCAATTCTCTTTGAATTTGTTCCATGGTCCGTGGTTCGTCGACCTTACGACTTGTAGGAATAGTTGGAATATCTACGACTGAGTAAGCAGGGTCTAGATCAATAATTTCATCAAAGGGTCTGTATTCAGCCATTAATAGTACTCCGGTTGTGCTCCATGGTCCACGGGCTCTTCTGCGTAGTCATCTCGTAACTCGACAAAATTGCCTTTACGGAACCTTAATAATGCTTGACTCATGGAGTCGACTAAATCGTCATGTTCGGCA